GACGTCCTTAAAAATTCATGAGGATAATCACCCACCACGGGCCACCATCGAGGGAGGGGGACGCGTCCCTAAAACCGGCCTCGCCGCGATCATGCGCGACTGGATGAAATCACTTACCGGCACTAAAGCGCAAAGGCGCTTCAGCGTTGAACAAATGTGCGACGCGCTGGCCGTGCCGACAGGCCGTGACCACCAAAATGTCGCCCGGACGCTCGGTGATTTCGTCCGCCGCGGCGAAGTAACCGTCTGCGAAACGAAGAAACATAATCGGCGACAACCTGCACGAATGGTGCGGCAATACCTCTACCTCGGTGACTGGCGCAAAATCCTGAAGGGCAAGTTGAATCGCAAAATCTACAAAGCAATGTACGTTTCCGGCGAATTCGCGGTTACGGATCTGCAGCGCCTGACCGGGCTGCAGGATCGGGCCTGGCTGGATAAAATTACCCGGCGACTGAAAAAAGACGGCCAGCTGCAGCAAGTGCGCCGCCGCTTGTGCGCGCATGGAGCCGGGGCTGAAAAAGTTTATCACATCGTCAATCGGGATAAATTCAAACTGGAGGTGATGCAATAATGGGGAAATCAAAAACAGGCCGCCCGGTAGGCGCATACTCGATTAATAATCACGGCAAATACAAAATACTGGTCAAGTGCCCGCATTGCGAAAAAAAATATATCATACAATCTGATACCAAACCGCTGGTGATGCCCCGCATCTTCTGTTTGCAGTGCGCACATTTGCGCCGTCAATGGTGAATTATGACCCCGCAAACTATCCCCGGAACAAAGCATCCGTTCCAGGTTTATACCCGTAAGAGCAAGGGGTTGCAACCCATTGCTCTGAACGATGCACAGGCCAGGCAACGGCGCGGCCTGCTGGCGAAGATCCACGTCGCCAAAAAGCAGATGCAGCTTAATGAAGGCGAATACGAAATGATTTTGAGTTCATTCAAGGTGGGCAGCGCCGCCGATCTGACGCTTGTGCAGTTAGAACAGATGGTGAAATTGCTGAAACATTACGGGTGGAAAGAAATCAAGGGGCAAGGAACGAGGTGCAAGGATCAAGGTGCAAGGATCAAGGCGCTCCGAAAGCGCTGCGTGGAAGCGGCCGGGATGCTGGATAACGGAGAAAAAAGGCTGGCTGGTCTGGCCCTGAAGATATGCGGAACCTCGCAACTGCCCTGGTGTCGCGACGCGGCGAAACTGGAACGGCTGCTGGCCGTCCTGGAAAAAATAAAAAAGGAGGGGAAATAATGGGAGCATTACCGCGGCTAAAAATAAAGGATGATCTGCACTACCGCAAAGGATCGACGAACGAAAGCATGAATTGCCGGTATTGCGTCAATTTTATCAAAGATGTCGTAGTAAAAGGAATCGGCGGAATAGCGCTGAGAACCGAGGGACGCTGCAGGATAATGGGAATGAAAGAAAGTATCCGTTATCGCATCAACCGCGATTATACCTGCGATAAACAACAATACGCCGTAGAACTGGGACTGCTGCAGGCGGCAGGAGAACAAGAAAGGACATAAAAATGAGTAAACAGGAAAAAGAAGTGGATACCGTGGAAAACAGAAACCGGCTGCTGGCGGAACTGACCAGCCACATCGGGGAACTCAACGCCATCGGCATGGCAGCACTTTATGAAGCCGTATTTGACCGGCCCTGGTCAAATCTTATCAACGATACCAGGAAGATTAGAAAATTAATCACTATCCTCCGGGATGAAGGAGTGGCGATCTGCTCGGTCGCCAAATCCAGCGGTGGAGGATATTACCTGGCGGCGGTTGGATCTGAGTTTGCGCAATTTATCAAGCGCGACAAAAAACGCGCCCTGCGCATCCTGCGCCGTGACGCCAAAATGCTGAAAACCACGCTGCCCAATTACCTGGGACAGCTGAAAATCGAAGCGGAGGGCAAACCGGATGAAGCAGCGTAAGACTGATTTGGCAAGCGCGGAAATCAAAAAAGAAGCGGAAGTGCTGTTGTCGTCCATCGCCTGGACGCAGGATATCATCAACAAAGCGACTGACGAATACAACGCCACTGTGGAGCAGGTCACCAACAACTATCAGTCGGCGGTGAAAAAACTGCAAGTGGACCTGGGCAGGGATGAAACGGCGTTGATCTCTCTCATGAGGAAAAACAAAGTCGTTCTGTTCGCGGGCGCGGACATTGTCGAACTTCCGCCCGGCATCCTGATCCACAGCGTCGCCAACAAAATTACCATCCCTAAAACGGCGCTGGCCTCCTGCGAGGAGCAGGGTTTTACCGATGTGATCAAAATAGCCAAGTCGCTGGACAGGGCCGCCATTGAAAAATGGCCGGACGCGAAACTGGTATTGATCGGCGCGGAACGCAAACCGAAAGAGGAGTTTAACTATGATCTCCGACTGCGCAAAAATTAAATATAACAACCCGCAGCAGGCGGCGGCGACGTTGAAGCGCTGCCGCAAAAGACGCCGCGGACACCGGAAAGAGATCCGCATTTACCGTTGTCCGGAATGCGGCTATTACCATCTGACCAGCCAGAAAACATACAAGCGCTGTGCGCTGAGAAAGGGACATTGACTTGGGAACAATAGTGATTGTGGCGGTGATAGTATTTTTTATCGGAGCGATCTGTGGTGCGGGCATCATGAGCCTGTTGTGTGTCGGCAGGGCAAGGCCTGTGCCGGAGGTAAAAGGGGAAAGGTAAATAGTAAATAGTAAATAGTAAATAGAGGGCTTATGAATAAAACCAGTAACAGAGGGCAAGAATGGAATAAGTTTTCCGGTGAAGTGCTGACGCACATCGAGGAATACACTATTCCGCAATGGGGCGACAAACCGTATGACCAGTTATCCACGGATTGGACGGAGGCGGATTGCATCCTGGCCATCAAAAAATACGCCACCCGCGCCGGGAAAAACAGCCGCGGGCCGGAGGAGGATCTTCGCGACCTGCTGAAAATAGCACATTACGCCTGCGTGGCGTGGTGTAAAAGACAGGGGATATAACACATGGAATTCGGGCTGGGTATTATCTTAGGGCTATACTGGCGAGAGTTAAAATGGATTTTTATTGACTCCGTCTGGAGTGTAGGCAGAGGTATATATTATGCGATAAAAGTTATGCTTTTCGGGAAAACCGCCGCAGGGCATAAAAGACGGGAACTGATATTAATAAGTCCGCGCATAATACTCTGCTTTATTAAGCTACATCTCAGGACTGAGTGGTTAGATGGCGGCACAATTACACATCGTTTTCAGAGGTAGCGGCCATGCCGGAGATGCCAGCCCAGAAAGAGCGCAAATGCAGCACTTGTGCGCATTACGGCTATAAACGCGGCAACCCCAAAGGCTGGCGCTGGACGTGTTGTCTAAAAAAGAAATTCTGGTTCCCGGATAGCGAAGAACTTCCCGGTGAACGGAAAGCATGTGAGGATTGGGAGTGAAAATAAATTGTCCCTATTGCAACAAGGAGATGGATATTATGGCGGTTCTGCTGGATAAAGATTTGCGCTATGTGTTTGATGTTCTGCCCTCTTTCGGCACGCGCTATTCCAAACTGGTGATGGGGTATGTCTGCCTGTTCGCAGTGACGCCCTTCCACGTCAAAGCCCGGAAATTGCGGCTGCTGATGGAAGAAATGAAGCGGCTGTTTGATGCCCAGGCTTTCACCTACCAGAAAAAGAAGTACACCATCAGCCATGCCGGGATCGCCGAGGCGCTCGACATCTGCATCAAAAAGAATTTTACCGAACATCTGGAAAATCATAATTATTTAAAGAAAATAATGATCACCATATCCGAGCGCGAGGGCAAGGAACAATCGCGATCCGCCGAAAAGGATCTCCGCAGCCGCGAAAACAAGATTATGGCCGGGTATGGGCGGGAGGAGAAAAAGGAGCAAGGGGCACCGCATCTATCTCCCGAGCAGATCCAACGTAACCTGACCCGCGTCGGTGAAATCATTAAGAGTATCGGGGGATAAGATGGACTTTCGTTGCGTTAATCCAAAATGTCAAAAAATCCTTTTCCGGGGCAGTATCGATCAGGCAACCATTGAAATCAAATGCCCGAAATGCGGGCACATGCTGAAAATTACGGCCGCGGCAAAGCCAAAAGAAAAAACGCTGACGAAGGGGAAATAATTCAACTATGGAGGGCGGAAAAACCGCCTTCTTTTTTTGTCTTTACTTTGGCTGAAAAAGGCAAAAATGATTTATATACAACGCATAAAAAGAAAAAGCAAATTTTTGTAAAAAAGGGCTTGATTTTTACAAATAGTAGGAGTAATAATTTTGAAAATGAAGTTGATCTTTGTACGAATTGGAGCGGTTTAACCGCTAATAAACGCCTTGCACTGACTTTCCGCCTTTCCGCGGAAAGAGAGAGCCCCGAGCACCATCAGCGCAAGGAGAGGCTCGCGAAGCCCGGTTGAAATCGGTACATGTACTTGTTACGTGTCCCATGATTCCAATCGGGCTTTTTTATTTTTGGGTTCTCCTGAAAGCCGTTTCCGGGTGGACCGGCCATTTCCACCGCCCGGAAACTTGGAGCACATACGAGGTTAAACGATGGAAGCAAAAAAAGCAGAATTTTTGACGGAACTGGATGCCGAGTTGATTCCCGGCAGTGATCGCGTCTGGAAGCTGGAAGCGCCGCTTATTTACTGGTCGGTCCTGCTGCAACGCAAGATTGAAGTGCCTGCCGGTTTCTACACTGATTATGCCTCGGTGCCGCGTATTCCTGTGATCTGGCTGTTCTGGGGGGGGCGAGCGCATCGCGAAGCGGCCCTGCACGATTACCTTTTCCGGATAGATTCCGACCCGGTTGTCTCCTTCACGGAGGCAAACAGCATCTTCCTGGAAGCGATGCAAGCCAGGGGCAAGAGCCCGGGCGTGCGCTGGCCGATGTATGCGGGCGTCTCTGTGGGCGCGTATGGGTATTTCCATAAGCTGACCGTTGCTGACCGGTTACTAAATGAGAGGTAATTATGAAATATATCGTTATTTTGCTGGCAATCGTATTGCTGGCCGGTTGTTCCGGACTGCAACTGACCAACGTGGAAAACGTCGCCCTGAAGGCCGCGGCCCGCACCGCCGGGTATAAAATAGCCCAAAACAACCCGGAGATGACCGCGCTGGCCGTAACCTATGCCAAAGGCATTCTGGCTACAAAGGACAATACCGAATTAACCGCCGTGCTCTGGCCCTCCGCCGTCAAACTCATCACCGAACAGACCGGCGCTGATCCGCTGATCGCCGCCTCCGTCGCCGACGTACTGAGTCTTATTGAGGTGGACGCCGCCACGCCGGAAATAAAGGCCGAAAATATCCGCATTGCACTGGCCGTATTCATTGAGGGGGCGGAACTGGCAAACCTGAAAACGCAAAAATAACAGGGGCGAACATGATTTACACCAATCAATTTTTAACAGATTTTATCGGCAATAACTGGATGGCGTTGCTCATTCTGTACGGCATTTTCCGGGCGATGTTCCCCGCGTCAAAAATACTGGCGGCAATCGGCGGCACTTTTGCCAATATATTTCCCGTGCTGCGCAACAATGGCAGCGACGCGGCCAAAAAGGAAGCGACACCGCATGGATGAGGCCGACATCGCCCAGAAAAACACGGAAATATTAGATAGCGCGGCGCTGAAGGCGCATTTCGCGCGAACAATCACCCCGAGAGAAGGGAGGATTCTAGGCTTGCATCCACAGAGAGTGAGACCATCCTCCCGCGATTGTGAAGACTGCGAGGAACAGATTCCCCGTGCGCGACTGCAGGTTAATCCTGCCGCCACGCGGTGCGTGAAATGCCAGGCAAAATACGAACAACGGATGGCCGCGCATGAATGATCTCTGGCAGTTATTTTTGACGCTCATCGGCGTCGTCGCCGCCTGGTCTGTGATTATCATCACCGCTCTACGGGTCATGTTCTCCCGCTGGGAACGGCGTTTTGACGACAAAATCGGACGTTTCGACGAAAAAATCGAAGGGTTGAGCAAAATGCCGGCAGATCTCCGCGAACTGGAAAAAGACTTTTTGAAGCTGAAGGCCGACCTGCCGGTCTATTACGTACGGCGGGAGGATTATATCCGTTTTGACACAGTGACTAACGTAAAACTGGACCGCCTCCACGATATGATCGGGAAAATATGGAAGGATAAAAATCATGAAAATTGATCTGGAAAAGGCGCGCCGCGAGGAACTCCGCTGGGTGATCCTCCGTACATTATATTCCGCCCAGGAAATAGGGGCGTCAGAAAGCATCATCCGCCGCACGGTGGAAGGAGCAATACCCGATGTGACAGAGATCGAAATCCGCCGCGGCCTGGACTACATGGCGGAGCGCAACCTGCTGTCCGTGGAGCGCAACCGTCCGGTCTGGTTTGCCAAGATAAACCGTTATGGAATCGATATAGCGGAATACACGCTGGATTGTGATCCCGGCATCGCCCGGCCCCGGAAATGGTGAGGAAATGCCCAAACGCTCGAAGATAACCGGATTTCCGGAAGACATCCGGGCGGCGCTCAATCGTCGGCTCATCGAAAAAAGTTTTGCCGACTATGACGACGTTACAACCTGGCTCAATGACCAGGGCTACGAAATATCCCGGTCCGCCGTGCATCGTTACGGGCAGGCCTTTGAAGACCGGCTGGCCGCGATTAAAATAGCCACGGAGCAGGCGCGATCGATATCGGAAGCGGTGAAGGATGATGACGGGGCGATGAACGACGCCCTGATTTCATTAGTACAGGAAAAAGCATTTGACATCCTGGTCAACCTGCAAACGAGCGACCCGGAAAAGTTTGCAAAAATATTCCCGAAACTGGGCATAATGATCTCCAAAGTAAGCAATGCAGCAGTGGAACATAAGAAATGGCGGGCGGAAACACGGGCCAAAGCCAAACAGACAGCGGAGGAAGTTGTCAAAGTTGTCAAAGCAGGCGGCATGTCCGAAGCCACGGCAAAGGAAATCCGCAGCAGAATATTGGGGATTGTTTAAAAAATTGTCATTCCCGCGCAGGCGGGAATCCAGGAAAAAACCATGATCGCAGCAACTGCACATAATGATTTCGATGAAGTTCGCGCCGCAGGCGTTTTGTTGCCTTACCAGCAACGCTGGGTTGCCGATCAGTCTCCGGTTAAGTGGATTGAAAAATCCCGCCGTGTCGGTATTTCCTGGGCGGAGGCGGCGGACGACGTCCTCTATGCCTCTGAAAAGGGCGTGGGAGAAAAGCGCAACGTCTGGTACATCGGCTACACCAAAGACATGGCTTTGGAATTCATCAACGATTCCGCTAACTGGGCACGCGCCTATAGCATGGCGGTATCCGCAATCAACGAATACGAAGAGCCCGATGAAGACGAAAACGGCATTGTCCAGGAAAAGAAAATTCTTGCTTACAAAATAACCTTTGAATCCGGCTGGCGCATTACGGCGCTTTCCAGTCGTCCCACCAATCTGCGCGGCAAGCAGGGGCGCGTGATCATTGACGAAGCGGCCTTCCACGACGACCTGTCCGGCTTGCTGAAAGCGGCGATGGCGCTCCTGATGTGGGGCGGTCAGGTGCGTGTTATTTCCACCCATTTCGGCGATCAGAATGAATTCAATTCCGTTATCCAGGATATCCGGGCCGGTAAAAAACCTTACAGTCTGCACCGCGTTACGTTTGACGATGCCCTCAATGACGGCCTTTACCGGCGCATATGCGAGGTTTTGGGCCGCGAATGGACACCCGAAGTGGAAGCAAAATGGCGTCAGGATATTATTGATTCTTATGGCGAAGATGCCGAGGAAGAGCTTTTCTGTGTACCATCTCAGGGCAGCGGCGTCTGGCTGACGCGCGCCTTGATCGAGAAGTGCCTGTCTTCCGAAATCCCGGTGATCCGTTACGAACAGCCGTCATCTTTCGCGGAGCTGCCCGATCATCTCCGCTACGCCGAAGTCAAAGACTGGTGTGAGGAAGTACTCGCTCCCTATTTCGTCGATCTCAGTACGGAACAAAATGCCGTTCTCGGCGAGGACTTCGCCCGCACCGGCGACTTAACTATTCTCAAACCGTGGCTTGAGCAGCAAAACGCCAACTGGCGCGAGTTATTTCAACTGGAATTGCGGAATATCCCGTTTCAGCAGCAGGAACAAATATTTTATTACATCTGCGATCGCCTGCCCCGTTTTCGTTTCGGCGCACTGGACGCCCGCGGCAACGGCCAGTATCTGGCAGAACGCGCCATGCAGCGCTACGGCGCGGGCCGGATCGCCCAGGTGATGATCTCTGAGACCTGGTACAGGGAAAACATGCCCGCCTATAAAGCCGCCTTTGAAGATCAGACAATCATGATGGCCAGGGATGCGGATGTAATCGAAGACCACCGGGCTTTCAAAGTGATTCGTGGCGTCGCGAAACTCCCGGAAATACGGCAAAAAGGCAAGGACAACAAAAAGCGCCACGGCGATTCCGGCATTGCCGGCGCAATGGCCTGGTTTGCCACCCGGCAGGAATGGGGCGGAGAAATCGAATTTGAATCAACCGGCAAAACCAGCGTCACAGCCGGCCGGAGCATGAACAATTACATAGGTTGACACAGTCATTCCCGCGCAGGCGGGAATCCAGGAAATAAAAAATGACCGAAGAAATCAAAAAACTCGAAAAA